TCAGCGTGCGAGCTTATCGTTAAGCATCAGCACCTGTTCGCCATTCATTTCTTCAATCCACGCACCGTAGACTTCATAAACCATTTGCGCGTTTTCATGCCCCATCTGGCTGGCTATGAAAGACGGGTTAGCGCCGGCAGATAACAGCCAGCAAGCAAAAGTATGCCGCGTATGGTACGGATTCCGGCGGCGAATACCAGCACGTTTTACAGCTGCGTTGAATCTCGCACCTATGCTCGATAAAGAGTAGTAGGCTTTCTGTTCTCCCTTGCGCATCCTGGGTATGAAAACAAATCGCAGGTTTTGATATTCCATCGCACCATACTCTCGGTGATGAAACACAATCTCGGTTTTGGGCTGTAACGAAGTCAGCGTACGCTGTGCCTTCAAGGCCTCTAGTGCTGGCTCTAATAGCGTGATAACTCGATCACCTGCATCGGTTTTTGGTGGGACGAACATTCCTAGCGCATTAAGGTTGCGCTGTATATGAGCCGTACCTTTTTCCCAGTCGATATCTTCCCAGGCAAGAGCTGCAAGCTCTCCATGACGGACACCAGTATAAACTGCGAACGTCCACATATTGAGGCTTTGGCCACGCTCGGATGCCGCAAGCAAACTAAACTCCTGCTTCGTTAAAGGATCCGGTTTTACTTTCCCTTTGTGTAGTTTCTTGATCCCTTCAAAGGGTTTGCCACTGATAAAGCCAGATTTGTGTGCAAACCGAAGAAGAGAACACAGAAGCGATATATAGTTGTTCACGGTACGCACAGTGCGTCCCTGTTTGTTACTTCTGGGATTTGCCAGGTAAAGTGTCTCACCGTTCAAGAGCTCCTTCCTGTATTTCAGAACGTCGCTGTGGCGTATAGTTGAAACAGGCGTATCTCCGTTAATGATGTGCCTTAACGTACCGAGTTGTGAGCGAGTCTTACGCATGGTATTCGCGCTAATTTCGGTTTCTTTAATGCTCGTCCACAGTTCACACAGCTCTGAAAAGGTTTGAACTGAAGCAGTGGTTACGGTTTTTTTTGCTCTGGACGATGAAGGAAAGCGCTGGTGGTAATCAAACTCTCCAAGGTTGATCTCACTAACGATCACAGCCCGAAGATTTCCGGCTTTTTTGATGTTCGCCGGGGTGTTAATCCAACCTTTGAGAATTTCGCGGCAACGCTTTCCCCGGTACATAAACCAGATACAAATCTTATTGTTTCTGATTTCGACACCTGTAGGCAAAGCTGCCATCTTACGCATCCCTTATTAACTGATTAATTCTCGGATAGTTGTACCAGGTTGTGCCACGCAAGGTTTTTTCTCCGGAAGGAGAAACCCGTTTAAAATGGACACCTTCCACCCAACAGCCCTGGCGATACTTCTCAATCTGTCGTTCGGTCAGGCCTGTTTTTTCTGTGAGTCTTGCGCCAACAACCCATTCTTCGTTAAAAATTACCTGCGACATAGTTCACCTCAGGTAACCGGCATGAGTATAGATATGCCGGTCTGTAGTCGTTGATATTTCAGTTTCAGTTTGCCTGGCCGGGCAGGGAACGCAGTCGGCGCATGCCGGTCATTGCTGTGGCCACGTAGCTTGCCTTGCAGTTGACCACTTCAACCCAGACCTTCACGCCTTCCACTCTCACCGTATAAGTCTCTTTCATCTTGCTGCGCCCATAGTCACCGTATCTTTGCTGGTGGGCTGCGAGTGCGATTTCACATGCCTGGCGAGCCAAAGGGGATTGCTTACTGCCTCTATTAATCAGTCGCATTTCTTCTCCTTGAGGGAGGGTTTCCCCTCCCGATCTCGTTAGTCCACGTATTCCGGTTTCATATCCGCCAGGGTGATGCTGAACTGACTATGCAATTCGTCGCCCAGATGGCGTTTAGACGATGCAAGAACGCGCTCTACCTCTGCGAACCGCGCAGCTGCATCGGGTTCATCTGAAGGTGGCAAGGAATTGATGGCTGCTTCGACTTTGTTCCGCGCATCAACAAGGTAATAACGCTTCACGGCCTTGTTTTTCAGCTCAGTGAACAGGGCAGAACCCAGCGTTGCTTTCACGGTTTCAATATCTGCGCGCAGAGCTTTAGCGCTATCCACATCCTGAGCCGCCTCGATGCGGTCACGAAAATCATCAGCAAGTGCATCGATGTTTTGAGCGGATTCCTGAGCCGTTTGAGTGGTAGTGACGTTGTCACCTGAAATGTCTGCAAGGCTAACGTGCTGCGCCGGTACCGGGTTTACCTCTCGTTCTTCTCGTCGATCATCGAGCTCATCAGGGGTGTAAACGCCCAGAATCACATCCGGGCAGAACAGTCTCGCCCAGCGTTTGACGGCCAGGTATGCCAGCTGCTGGCGAGGGTCATCAGCCCACAGGGTAGAGTTTCTGGTGCGGGCCTGAGCCAGCAGTAAATCAACTTCCCTCGGCTGCTCTTCGCCTTTCAGGGTTGCGCGGATAATGATGCCGATCCCGGCTTCGTCAGCCAGGGTCCAACCCGGAACGCGGTACTCGCCTTTGTCGCCTTTACGGATATTGAATTTTCCAACGACCTTTTCCCATGGCCCGTACCATTCATACTCAAAGCGGCTGGCCAGCACGCCGCTGCGTGAAATTACGGCATTAACCAGCTGCGCTTCATACCCGAGCACACCGTTAATCAGGTGCGTCTTCTGCGCCACGGCAAATGGATTCATCTGCCACTGTGCCGCTTGCATCGCTACAGCCATGCAGTCGGCCTGATTGCCCTGCAGGTGCTTAGGAACAGTAGCGGTACCCTGGGCCATAATCTGCGCGAAGGTGCTGATGGCGTTCAGATACTGGGAATCAAACAAAGCCACGTTGGAGTTAATAACGGTGTTCTGGTCAGCAACGGTAACGTTAGTGTTATGCATAAATCCCCCCTTAAGCCTGAGCGCGCAGCGCTTCGAGGCGGCGCAGGTCGAAGTCGTTCAGTTCATCGGTGTAATCGGTAGTGATCGGCGCTGGCCATTCGCCCGTGTCGAATCCGGTTGCGATGGCGCGCATCATTTTGCGGTACTCGAGCATGCCCAGTTCCAGCAGTTCGGTTGACGCCTCAATGATGGCGATCCAGTGGTAGTTCTCGTCTTTGTTGACGAAAATCCAGAAGAACTGGTCCAGCGCCGCGGTCTCGCAATACATAGCCGCACTGAGGTGATAGTCACGGTCTATGATTTCCCGGTGCAGTCTGGCGCGTAGGCTTTCTTGCTTCACATTCCACATGCTGATGGTTTTCAGGTCAGCACCGATGCGCACGCCGTCCAGTTCAATCTCGAGGTCAGGGCGTACACGCACTTCTAATCCGGTTTCGTCGTCGAAACCGAAATAGCTCACTTCAACGGCGCGGCTTGGATGTGTCAGCAGCATGCCGGCGGTCGGGTGCGCCAGGAGTGCAGACTGAATTGCTCGCGCTGTGGCCAGCTGCTGGCGGGTAACCAGAATCTTTTCGCCAGGGTTGTCGCGCCAGGCATCCAGCAGCTCGTCTGCGAACACGGCATCGGGCTTAACTGATTTAACTGCCTGGATCATGTCTGCTTTGGTACCGGACACTTTCAGCGGTGTCGGTTTCTGCGCTTCTTGCGCCACCAGGTCTGGATTGATGACTGCTAATTGCTCGAGTAGCGCATCACGGCTGCCGCTGGTTTTAACCGGCACGGGCAGGGTGGCGTTGTACTCTTTAATGCATGCCTTCATTGCCGTTGCTGTCTGCTTCTGGCCTTCTTCAATACGCTGATACTCAGCAGGGAGAGCCATATAGCTTTGAGCCGTTTCTTCCAGGCTGGCGCCAAGCGGCACTTGAGCGGGAAGGGATGCGTTATGTTCTTCAAGCAACGCTTTAATCGCGTCAGCGCTCAGCAGTGCCGGCAGGCTGGCGTTGTACCCGTCGATGAACTCACGCAGAGTAGCGTTGGTCGTAAATGCATCTTCAGGGATCTCTGGTTCTACGCTGAACTCTGCTTCGAGGTTTTCCGGCTGCAATGCAAGGGCGTGCACCAGGTTTCCCATGTCCAGCACTTTGGATGCTGTGCGCGGGATAGTTTTAGCCACATGGCGCGCGTTGAAGTACATCAGGCTGACGCGGGCATCTTTTACCTGGGTTGAGCTAATACCGTTTGCTGCGTGATAAACCTCATTCGGCAGACCTTCGTAGCGGCCAGGCTCGAAGTAAGCCGGGTATTCGATTACTGGCTCTGACTGCTGCTCTTCCGGTGCTACGGTAACTGCTTGCGTATTAGCTGCATCAGCGCCTTCGCCTGGTTGTACCGGATCAGTATTTTCGACTTTCTCTGGCTGAGTCGTTTCCATCTGCACATCGCTGGTTGTCTCCGCTGTGTTTTCCGTTTTTTCGACTTCATTTGAGGGGATATCGATGACCGGGGCGGTATTTCCAACCATCAGACCATCGATGGAGAACACGCCGCTGCCGAGATTTTCAACCTGCGGTTGCTCAGCTGGGGCTTCAGTCTCAACTACAGGAGTAGGCAACGGCAGTAATTCCACAACAGAGTTAAATTCAGCCGTCATGGTTTTATTCACAAACTCAAGATGCGCCGCTGGCGTGTGGTAGATGTTTTCTGGCGCGATGCGGATCAGGTTGAAGATTGCCGCACGGTTCACCGCCAGTACGCCGGGCTGATTACGCAGGATGGCGCTCCATGATTTCCATGGTTCTTCTTTCTTCGCCACGATTTCTTTGGCACGTCGTAACACGCTCGAAGGAATTTCGAAGTGGTGGAAGTCCATAGGCAGTAGGGCGCATGCGATCTCGAGATCGAGGGTGTCCAGAGTGTGATGCGCGCTTTCGCCGCGATCCGTTACATAGCCACCGTCTGCATTGGTCCCAGAATCAGTGCGCTGAACATTACTGATGCGATTACCGGTACCCCATTCGCGAACGAGAATGCCGCGATCGATATAATCAGTCGCCGCCCAGATTCTGGTGAAACGGAGAACCAAAGCGAGTTCGTGACGCTTCTCCTGGCTGAACACTTTGCGAATAGCATCGGTATAGCGCCACAGGTCTTTGGTATCGTAACCCTTAACCTCTTTACAGTTTTCTGCCGCCAGCAGCAGGTTCTGGACGTAGCCGTTGTCAGTGTCCATCTCCAGCGCGCTGATACCTTCGTATTCTTTGCGGGTTAAGTGGTGGCGCAGTTCGTCGGCGGTAAACTGGGCGAGTAGTTGCTTGCGAAAGGGCATACGAACGACTGGATAACGTGTGGTTTCGTCATCATTCTCGTCAATCTGGATACCGTTATCAGGTTTGAGATCATGACCAGTTGTAACGTCGGCGTCGCTGGTGCTTTCTGATTTGAGAAGAGCAAGCTTTCCGCTTCTCCACTCTTCAACTAACTGATTGCGGTCGCCGGCATCGGCTCTCGCCCAGTCAGCCATGAATGCAGCGATAATTTCAGTTTCGTGCGCTTCATCTGGCGCGAAGACCTGCTTTATCGCCTGAACGAGTTTCCATTCAGCGTTCAGGCTGAGTTCGGCAACTTCAGGGATGTCGTTCTTCGCAAGCAGCAGGTTCTGGAGATAAGTGTTGCCTTCATCCAGTGACATTTCGCTGGCAGCCAGCTGCTGCTCTTTATTGATATGTGACTGGTATTTGTCGCTGGTCAGGTGGACGGCATAACGAACCGCTGGAGTGCGGTTTTCAACTGGGACACTCTCGACGGTCGTTTCGACTTTAACGGTAGTTTCCGGTGCGGCAGAGTTGTCCACGGGTCCAGTCGACTCAGCACCAGCCTTTGGCAGCCAGGTGCGTCCATCGTCCTGCAGTTCGTAGCGTTTGCACCAGGTGTAATCCACAGTGCTTTCTTCAGGCAGATCGTTGAAAACAGGGAAATCGGTGCGAACCGGTTTGACGTAATCCTTACCGCGACCGGTTTCAATACCTGCATCTTCCAGCTCAACATCGAGCTGCAGGTTTGCACGGGCTTCAGATTTCGCAGTGAACCAAATCACTGCGTCTTCTTTGCCAGATTTCTGCGTAGCCTTCACTACATAGAAAAATTCCATGTGAGATCCTCTTTTTTGGATGTAAGATCCCCGGGCCAGAGATAGCGCCCATTGGGTGAACTTTGGTTTTTTAAGTAGTTTTCCGGTGTAACTTTGGTCGGGAGCACCGGACGTACGGGCCGCCTTGCGCGGCTTTTACGTTATGCCTCGTGTGCCATCTGGTCGAACGAAGCACAACGTTCAGAGCAGTATTCTTTATCTTTGCGCGCCAACTGTGCGCCGTTGCGATAGAGAAGGGTACTTTTGATTACTTCTTCCGGGTTAACCGGATTGCCGCAGTACCCGCATTTTGTTGAGTTACACATCTGGATTCCCCTTTTGCGCCAGCAGGTAGCACAGGCGGCGAAGAATCACTTCGAAGAAATTGAGTTTTACGGCCTGCTGCCGTCCTGGTTTGCGTGCGAAATCAATCATTCTCACCCTCGTTTGCCTTATCGCCGGCCAGCGGAACGTTTAAACCTGATGCGCGTTAATCTCTCCACCTCATCCGACTATTCGTATGCCGTCGGCGGCTACTTCGTGGGCGTCCTGCCTTGGTGGTTCGTAGTGCGTCTTGGTGAAAGAGATTAAATCACTGGTTTATAGTTGTGTCAACCAATGGTTTTGATGATTGTAAATCGTCGGTTTATATTTAGGGTTTTTGTGAGGTAGTTGACGAAGTGCAGGCAAAAAAACCGACTCTATGGACGGGCACAATAGGTTCGGTATGGAGCTAGACGACAGAGTTGATTAGTGAGGATATAAAAAACCCGGCGCGACGGCCGGGTGATAGGGCAATTAATTGATATCCATTATATATAGTTTACTTATGGCACCTTTTCTGGCTACTGCCTTGGCGGTAACTGTAACACTGGCTGAAGAATCGTTGGGTGCATGCATAAATGCCTGTAGTGCTATGATGTATGGATTATCTCTTTTCATCACTGCCGGGTCACTGATTTCTGCAGTAATTCTTCTGGCTTGCTCGTCACCCAGGAAAACAATTTTCGCTGTTTTTTTTACACCGTCAAATTCGGTAATCAAAACTTGGTATTCTCTGAGGGGAATAACTTCATCATCCTCAAGCCTATCAATTATCTCTTTATCTGCTTCATTTATGACAAGAGGAGAAATTCCTTCTCCTGCTTTTATGCTTATTGTTGAGCAGGTATTTCCGATAGGGCTAACGGCTTGACGAACAGATGGACGCAACTCAGTCGCCATCTTATCGATCACATTAAGCAATCCTTGAATGGTGTCTTTGTCTTTGTTTCCCAAGGCCTCAATTGCCTTGTCCAAGGAATCTTTTAAGTGTTTCATTTCCTCTTTTTTCTGAGCGTTACGAGAAAAAATGTACTGTATGAGCAAAGGAAGTATAGCGGCGGCTAACCCAGAGAACAATTGTTGTTGAGATACGAAACTTGTAACAGCATCTATCGAAAAACAATTACAGCGAGGATCTCTGGCATACACCTTAACCTCTTGAAGATCGGATCTTTTGTAATACTTTTGAGTTACGGCAAAATTACCTGCTGTAGATAAAATCTTTGCAAAACCCTGAAAAGATTCACCTAGAATATTTAATTCAACTTCGTGATTTTCAGCGTCTTTACCATCAAATCGGAGGGTAATCGTATTGTCTCGAATATGATCCATCTGATAATCCTGTCAAATAATTTGCTAAGCTTCCTGTGCTAAGACATGCTGATGCCCATTACCCGCTGAATAGATTCTTCACTGATCCTGTGACCGAATCCGCCCCTTCAAGTAGCGTTCATAAAGCTCATCAAGCTCTTTCAGGCGAATAGCAAAGATGCGGAGCATGTTTTTCTGCTCTTCTTCGGGCAACTGACGGTAAAGCTCCAGTAGGCGCTGCTCATCCGGCTTGAGCCCATCTTTCTCTCCAACGTCTTCACCGAGTAGCCAAGCGACAGAAATGCCAACAGCGTCGGCAATAGCCAGCGCCGACTTTTTACTAATAACACCTTTTTTGAACCAGCCGTTAACGGCCTGAGGGGTAACTCCGGCTATACGTGCCATGTCTGCTTTGGTGACACCACGATCGGTGATCTCAGAAAGTCGTTGTACCAAAACTTGGTTGGGTTCTTCTTTTCTCATAGGGTCATTGTAAATATTTGGTTTATACGCACAATAAATCTTGAATTTGCATGGATTGTAAATCTATGGTTTACTTCTGCTATCAATAAGCAGGAGAAGCATATGTCCGCACTCGATAAAGCAATTAAAGCAGCTGGATCAGCCAGAAAGCTCAGTCTCGCACTTGGCGTGACGAGTATGTCTGTTAGTCATTGGAAAAATCGTGATCATGGGGTCGTCCCGCCCACTCACATTCTGCCTATCTTCAAGATGACAGGTGTAACCCCCCACGAACTACGCCCAGATCTCTATCCAAATCCCACTGATGGTTTACCTAAACAGGAGCCTTAACAATGCAAACTGTTTCATTTCAACAGAGTAGCAGAGCTTCCTCTAATCCACTGATATTCCCGTGTCATCAAAGCGAACCGGCAACGCAGGATATAGATCATCGTGATATCTGCTCAGCGGTCCGAGCTTGGGCAGCGGCAGAAGGGCGCATAGCTGTCGCTCTTCAGATCCAAGAAGCGGCGGAAGAACTTCAACTTGATGGCGTGGATTTGTCAGGCCAGGCAGATGTCTGGAACGTGAAACTGTTCCGTTGGCTGGACAACAAAGAAGACTCCGCATCGTACCGAAAGAACGTCGAGCAACTAGTGCCCGCGATCATGTCTGTATTACCGATTCGATACCGCGACCGCGTCGTAAAGAACGACTCGTTTGCGTATCGCATGGCCAGGCTGGAAAAAGAGGTGAGTGAGGCGAAGCAAGCTCTGATGCTCAATGCACCGAATAAGGAAAAGCTAAAGGAGTTAGGAGAGGGGATTTTCGAAATGTTCCGTGTCGATCCGGATCTCACAGCGCCGCTGCTGGCGATGGTCACAACCATGTTGGGGGCTATGTGAAGACTTCAGAAAAGGCGAAAGCCGGTCTGCGCGAACAGAACCGACTTTCAGGTGCAAAAACGGAGTGTAATTGCGGAGCTAAGTATGTCAAACACAGCTGAAATTATCAATTTCCCCCACAGAACTGAACAACCGGGAGGTCGTATGGCCGACCTGTCGAACGGGTATACCAAGGTCGCTAACGAGATCCAACAGCTCAAGCCTCGTCTGAGAATGTCAGGCCGGGAGTGGCAGTGTTTTGAAGCGGTGATCTGGCTTACCTACGGCTGGAACAAGAAACAGGACCGCGTTACGAACACGGTGATTGCCGAGCTTACAGGGCTGAGTGATTCCCACGTTTCGGATGCGCTCAAATCGCTCGCAGATCGCAAAATTATCTTCAGTCAGAAGCAGGGCGTGATGAAAACGGTCGGTATAAATACTGACCTTTCCGCCTGGATTTTAGACAAACCGAAATCGGGAAAAGTCTTCGCGAAATCGGGAAAAGTTTTACCGAAAACGGGAAAAACCTTCCCGGAAACGGTAGACACCCAAGACTATAACAAGAACAATAATAAAATATCCTCGTCTCGGAATTCTGACGAATCCCGAAACCAGAAAACTCAAACGTTTCTCTCTCGTCATCCAGAAGCTGCCGCCGGGATATACACTCCGGCAGGTAAATCATGGGGATCCGCTGACGACCTCAAGGCCGCTCGCTGGATTTACGACAGGCTTCTCACCGTCAATGCATCGCTATCCGAACCCAACTGGGCTGAATGGGCAAATACCATCAGGCTGATGCGTGTCCAGGACAAGCGCACGCACTACGAAATCTGTGACCTGTTCCAGTGGGCCAACCGGGACGAGTTCTGGAAAGACAACATCCTGAGCCCTTCGAGTCTGCGCAAGCAGTGGGATCAGCTCACCACCAAACGGCTGCGCGCTACCGGAGTGGTAAAACCTTCCCGGGGCGGCATTGACCTGCATAACACCGACTGGATTGACGGGGTGCTGGAATGAAAAATCTAGCCGAAAGCATTCGCAATTTTGACCGGGAACAGGCTCGCCGCGTGGCGCACAACCTGCCTGAGCAGCACACTGAACGCGAACAAACGCAGCAGGTGGCGCAGATTATCAACGGGCTATTCGTACAGCTGGCGGCCGCGTTTCCGGCAAGCCTGGTTAATCGCAGCCAGGAAGACGTGAACGAGATCCGCCGGCAGTGGGTGCTGGCCTTCAAAGAAAACGGGATCATCACCATGGAACAGGTTGAGGCCGGCATGCGCATGGTACGCCAACAGGAGCGTCCGTTTCTGCCTTCGCCAGGCCAGTTCATCAAGTGGTGCAGGGAAGGGCGCTGCGTGCTGGGGATCACCACCGCTGACGTCATGGCTTAGTACTGGAAGTGGAGGAAGCTGGTGTTTCGTTACCCGAGTAGCGAGCAGTATCCGTGGCCGAAGCCTGTTTACTACCACATTTGCCTCGAACTGCGGCGCCGCGGAACTGATGGCCAGTTAAGTCTGAAAGAGCTCGAGAATGTGGCTGGCGATATTCTTGATATGTGGGAAAAGCGCGTAATGGCTGGGAAACCGATCCCACCCGTACGGCGCGCGTTAGCAGCACCAGTGACGCCAAAAGGGCCTACGCCTGCTGAATTGCTTAAAGCAAAATATGAGCGCATGAAAGCATGAGGGGGAGGGTAAGCGATGCTTTGGCGGTATAATTGCAAAGTGGAAATGATAATCGCCCAGATCATCGAATTAGTGACCGCTTTGAGCTAATTAGACTAGGGATGTTGTGGCGGGTGAGGGTGACCATTTTGCATGTGTGAGGATTGACACAGGAAAAATTTTAACACTGATTTAAAGGTTCAGACTATCTGCATATTGAGTATGCCAAAGGACATAGTGCGTGTTTATAGCATATAATTGGCAAATTATATTGGCTAACTGATATTTTAGATTTTCTTAGTTAAATACTATGGATGTCTCATGCATGAATTAAAATTTAAAAAAGGATTTTTTGGATGTGTAAGTCTATGGGATTGACGGTGATTAACGACTCGATTACTATATAACTCAAAATTAAACAGCATTAAGGATATTGCGATGTCAAAAATCATGGCAGTGAGAATTGATGAGCAGCTTATACAGCTCATACCACATAAAGCGGAGCTTTATGGCCCACTATTTGAAATAGATAGTATCAGTTTATTATTGGGGACAAACGGCTCGGGTAAAACAAGGATGCTGCATTCACTGGCAAATGCTGTTGTTTCATCTCAAGATGATTCTTTTCAATTTTATTTTCAAGGCACGCCAAATGGTAACTATGAACCCACTGCGCCTTATAATAATGAACTTTGTGCAATTTACTATACAGCGTTGCCTTATAAAAGAAAGCTTACTAAAAGAAAAGGTGTAATTGATGCATCTCCTAATACCAGAAAATCTACTGATATAAATAGTCTTCAAAAGTATGGTGTTATTTCTGAGGCATTAGGAGTTAACACCGAACTAGTAGCGGTTTTGAGGTATTCCAAAAAGGTTTTTAGAACTATCCTTATTCCTGCAATTAGATCTCATGGCAGGGTAAACTCTGATAAATTGAAGGAGCTTACATACAAATACGAGGATTTATCAAGGAATTCTCAAGATAATGATTATCTAATAATAGACCAAAAAAGAGAAGTTTCTTTAAATAATATTGAGGTTGTATTAGAGAGTTTAATCCGTAAACGGTGTGGAAGATATTCAACACTACTGCATCTTGCTTCCCTAGAATATATCCATGGCAAGTTAGGGGGAGGGGTTTCAAGATCTGTTGCGTTAGATTTTCTTAGCCATTTGGGGATTATTGATGATGATTCAAATTTTTCTGCTTTAGACGAATTAAAAAGAGTAGTTTATCTTTCAGATAATTTTATCTCTGAATGCTGTGAGTCTATAAACTATGAAGCTGATGATCATTCTATTAAATTCAGAATTAACAACATAAATTTTTCAAATAAGATAAATAATCTTGATACTTCGATTCAGATTGAATGGTCTAATCAAAGCTCAGGTATTCAAGCATTAGTGGAACAGTTTTCTTTAATCGAAAAATCAATAAAGCAAGCCGTCGATAAGAATTACAAATCTATTTTGTTATTAATCGATGAAGGGGATGCATACTTGCATTTAGACTGGCAGAGAAAATATATATCTATGCTTAATAAATTCTTGGGAGGGGTCAAATCAAGTTGTGATTTAAATAATTTGCAACTTATCATAGCTACTCACTCACCGCTGCTGGCTGCCGATATTCCGGGGGATTTTGTCACAAGCCTTGATTCGAATAAGTTTTCAAATACATTTGCTGCACCACTTGATGAAGTAATAGCAACCGCCTTCTCTTCTAATTCTATTGGTGAGTTTGCGGCCACCAACATTAATAAAATATATAAGCGAGCCTTAAATGGGAATGCTACTAAATATGACCTAAATTTGATTGATTCTATTGGGGATGTTGCCGTAAAAAAAGCCCTCAAAAGGAGTCTCGGCAATGGTAATTAACATTTCAGATGTTTGGGAAAATGCCTGCACTCAACACTATGATTATTTAAACTCACTAATCGACCGAGGTATAGGCAGTTTAGGAAACTCATTTTTAGATGTGGTCATCAAGGATTTCATTCAAACAAATAGAAGTGTAATAGTTGAGGGGGCGCCTTCAGATTTAGCTGGTTGTATATTAGATTATGAAAAAAGATTTGGAAGAGATATTCTACATTTTTGTGTTTTGCAAAAGTTAACCAAAATTTTTGATTATGCAAGCTTTTCAGCGAAATCAGATAAATCATGGACAGCTTATGAGCTTTGTGAACTGGCAAAATATAACATATGTTGTTATTGTCATATGGTGAGCACTGAAACTAGCCTACCAGATAAACATAGCAAAGGTTATAGACCTCCTATTGATCATTATTATACAAAATCAGATTATCCGTTTCTTGCGTTGACCTTGTCAAACTTCATTCCGTGTTGCGAAAAATGCAATGGAAGCCAAATGAAACACTCCATTGATTTTGCGAAGGTTCCTCATCTGAATCCACTTGTTGATATCGAGTCAATCGAATTTGAGCTCCGCCCTGCTGAAGTTGATGAAGAACTAGTAGCACTTGCACTTTCATTGCAACTAGGTCCGGAAAATTATTTGTTATCTGTTGATGCGAAACATAACTTTAGCTTATCCAATATGTCAATTTCAACTTTTCAATTAAAAAATCGTTATAAACATTATGCTTCCCAGGCATTTTATCTGGCTAGGAAAATAAAAAGTTTTGTTGCTCGTAAATCTACTTATGCAAGTGAACTTGAATTTAATATCGAGTTGGCTGATCTTTTGGAATTCGAGCCGGAAGAATACAAAAATATTCAATATGGTAAGGCAAGATTATGTATTGCAAAACAGTATGGTGCAATTGTAGATTAGTTTGCAAAAAAAATATCACTTGAATTGATTGTGGTTTTGATTGTTGTTATATGGTGTTGTGCTTCGCAATCAGTAAATAGCTGGTTGCGTTTGTTTCATTTTTTAAAAAATAAAGTCAATATGCTTTTTTAATTCTTCGATAATGTGAATGCTATAGCTACTTTAACTTAAACTAGATGTCTGCTCTATATGTGTCAATAATAAATTAATATCCATTGTGGTAAGTTACTGCTATTTTTCCTACTTGCCCCCCAAGGAATGGTAAAGGTAAGTTCTCATGGGGTTATATACTAGTCGATGGTGCAGTAAGTGTATTAGAGAGTGAGCTACTGACTCGTTTATGCAAAGATTCTTATCTTTATACGCTGACTATCAAGCGCTATCAACGATGCACTTACCGTTTTTGTAGGTGATAAAAATTAGTTTAAGATACCCTTCAGGAAACGCGGTAGGGCGCCGACGAGTGGTTTTATTGATCGCGTGAATTTTATAGGGGTAGTTTCGAAGCGTCTCGTTGTTAGCGTTTTTTTAACTGCTCCCGATAACGATTAACTGCGTCAATATGTAGCTCTGGGGGAAATAGTGAGTAGTTCCGATATCCTGCAATCCAAAACCCGGCTCGGCGATGTACGACCATGGAGCGGGTTGATGCCGGTATGCGCATGGTGCGCCGTCAGGAGCGTCCATTCCTGCCGTCGCCTGGCCAGTTCATCAAGTGGTGCAGGGAACGGCGATGCGTGCTGGGGATCACCACTGCTGACGTCATGGCTGAATACTGGAAGTGGCGTAAGCTTGCGCCGCGCCGCCCAAAATGAGCGGCATAATGCCTGACTACGAAGTCGGCGTTATGACGCAGCGTGAGTTCTTCCAGGCAGGGTGGGAAGCGCATCACTCCGCAATGCTTCGCGCTGGCGCTCCGGTGCAGTTTGGATGGTCCAAAGGTCATTTCGGCTACCACACACTTATCAACGCAATCGGTAAGGCAGTGAATATTCAGGGGGGCGCGTTATCAATTTCGGTGAGTGCGTTCGAAGATGCAATGCTCGCAGCCGCACCGCAGCAGGAGGCGAAATAGTGGATCCATTGCTCAAATATACCTGCCGTCGTGTAGCCGAACTTGAAAGCCTGCTGCTGGTGGACATATCAGAAACCGTGTGGCTTGCATAGGTCGGTATGGTCTACAGCCAGATTGAAAACGCCGGGAACCTACCGGCGCACCATCAGCGCCGCCAGCAGCATCACATCAATCGGATGTGGCGCCAGAAAATGTTTGAAAGCGACACGTTTCTCGCGGCGAGTGAATCCGACCCGATTGTATCTGCATACTACTGGGGAGAGTGTTGATGTCAATAAAACCTAGGGATTAAATAACTATTTTGAAATACATTATGCCGCTGAGTCTTTTCCGACCGCAAGAAAAGGCTCTTGGTTTAATGCTGTGAAAGATGCCTCATTATTTAGCAGGCGAATGAAATATAATTTCTGCTTTTGAGAGGATAATTCTATCAATCCAGATTGATTGATTATTATATTCCTCCCAAGAATCGGGAAGTTTTGAATTAATGTCTGAATGTTGGCTATATTAATAGTTCCATTCTGTATTAGTGGGCTGTTGGCTGTGGTGGCAAGTCTGCGCATGAAGTTTCTATTTCGATGCATGTCATTGAAAATGTCAGCAGGGTTCGGATGGTTTGATACATCCAGGATGTTCAGCGCGATTATATAAGGGGTTGCATTTGCCGCTAAATTGTTTATGACCTGTTCAAGGCCATATGCTCTTTCAAGTAAGTTAATATTTAGTGCATAATACTTGTTGTTAAAGTAAAAGAAATCCACATTCCCATTTATGTCAATGCTATCATGGGTGACCTCATCAAGGGTTCTACCATTCGCAGAAAAATATGACAATTTTGTTTTTTTATGTAGTGCGATTGGATATTTGTGTTGGTAAACAACAACTCCGTTACCTTGACCATCACAAAGATAATAAATTATTCCTTTAACGGTTGATAGGTTTTGCTGAGCAAAGTCAAAGTCAGTGGGTGCATTATTAACTCCAAAGGTAAGCACGTCCGCCATCTTTGCTAGAGCAGGTGGCAGATGGTTTATTACTTGGTGATCATATTCATGCACCTGCTTATCTCGACTTAGCAGAGAAGAAACTAACGGCAAGGCGTTCTGTCCAGTGTTTGGGTCAACAACATCACGCTTAAGTGATAGTCTGAAAGACTGTGTTAATTTCTGTTCTGCACCTGGTTCTAGAGATACTCTGAAAATATCTACTTGCCCTTGGTGTTCTGTGACAAAATAAGCCTCACCTGAGAGTTGGGCTGAATTTAATATATTATCAATTGCTGTGAACATTTCATCCTCGATTATTGGGTAATTTTAGCAAGGCATGTGTTGTTATCTAGTCTGATATATTTTATTCTGCTGTTGTTTTCAACTTCGCCATGGCAAATGATTACAAACTCTTTGGTTCCTCTGTCATTTATATTAGCTTTGAAAATTCTAAATCCAAGCAATGCTAACGATGGATTAGAATAAAAACGATTTGTTTTTACATAAATCATTCCTATTGCTACTATCATGATCAAAAGATTCAGCATAGTCCTCTTACTGTTCACATCAGTAAATACCAAAGGCATAACATAGGTGGTTAAAAATTCAAGGTGCTCATGGCTTTCATTTCTAACATCAGAAACCGTGCATGCTACTGACCAACCAGAGTTAAAGGAAAATAATAAATATAGAAAGATTAAAACACCTGCTACAATCATTGCAAAGCTGGAAATAAAAACTATATTTTTAGGTGTGATGCTTGAAAGCAATGTTCCAGTATCTCTGCTGCCCAGATATGTTGATATATTTACAAAAAGATTCTTGTCATATGACATTATAAAAAGTGATACAAATAATAGCCATAGTGACAATATATATAATGCATACTTTAAACCTGTTCTTTTTTTCATGGCTTCATCTCTCGGTTAATATTCATCTTAGCATCGCTAAAGTTGTACTTTTCGTGTAGTTACACACATCGAACAACTCATTGGCAATAAACAGATACGTAAAGAGATGGAATGGGTTTGCTGCAAGATTGTTTCTGGCACGCTACCGCCACAGACGCATATCAGTGAGTCTGATGGTGGTTGAAATACAAGGTTAGCTTGATGATTTTACAACCTTTCAGATGTTAAAATCCAGCCCCAAAGCCCTTTACCACTCTCCAATTGATACTGGTTTAATATACAGTATTTCCTTGGGGGTTTAAACTCATACTTAGCTTACCTTACAGAAGCTCGTGGGTAGCGTGCATTGCTGTAATACGTGTAGTCGGAAAAGAACAAAATAGTGATGTGACACATTGCGGAAAGTTAAATTTTACAGGAATCACTCTTCCACCTGAGAGCCCTGTGCGCGCGGCTTCTCCTTCTAAAAACTGAAATTTTGGATGATAAACAATGGGCTAGCTTTACCAAAAAGTGCTCTTATGAAGTTGACCATTTCCCCATGCAGGTATACTGTATAAAAAAACAGTACATGCAAAGGAGGCCACCATGAAAGTTGAGCTAACCATTGATCGCATGAAGAAACTTCCTGATGGAGGTATACCTGCGCTCGAGTCAGAACTGCTCAAAAGACTCAGCAAGCATTTTGATGATTTCCAGCTTACGATTAGGCGTGCCAGTAATGATGGTTTGACTGTTTTCGGGGGCGACAAGAAAGAGTTCGAAAATATCGTGCAGGAGACCTGGGAAAGCGCGGACGAGTGGTTTTATTAAACGCGTGATTTTCACTGGAGCAGTTTCAAAGAGTATCGCTGTTTGCGTTCCCCTGGCTGTTCCCGATTACTGTTTACCGCGTCAATAAGTCGCTCTGGGGGAAATAGTGTGTAGTGCAGATGCCTTTAATGCAGATGATCAATGGTACGACGTGGTCAGAAGGGCCGATAAAGCAGTTATCTATAGCTTCCCGGCGGAAGGGAGATATCTGGTTTATCGAGTTAATGGAATAGTTTCATTACGACCGTTACTCGAAGAGGAAGAAATTTTCACTCTCAACGGGTTCATGCAATTTGCAAAACGGCTTGGGTACCGAATTACACCACCGTCTGATATTATTCTTTCATAGGCCTGAACAACCTATACCTGATGCGCCACGGAGAGAACCATGGCGCTAGAATTACAACTTATCAAACACCACTCAGGAATACTGATCCCGGCAACGCCCGAGACCAGCGATATCCTGCAATCCAAAACCCGGCTCGGCGATGTTCTTGTAGCCGAGTTCAGGCGGGTACGAAACCCGGCATTCCATCGACGCTTTTTCGCGCTTCTCAATCTCGGTTTTGAATACTGGGAACCAACTGGCGGGGCTATCTCTAGCAACGAGCGGAAGCTGATCACCGGCTACGCCAAATTCCTGGCTTCGTATGGCGGGAATGAGAGCGCGCTGATCGATGCTGCTGAGCAGTATCTTGAGCAGGTTGCTTACCGGCGCGTCACGAATGGCATTAGCCTGTGCAAATCCTTCGATGCTTACCGCTCATGGGTAATCGTCGAGGCAGGGCATTTTGATGCCATTCAGCTACCTGACGGCACACTCAAAAAGCATCCTCGCAGCATTTCATTCGCCAACATGGACGAACTCGAGTTCCAGCAACTCTATAAAGCTGCGCTCGATGTTCTCTGGCGCTGGGTCCTGTCCCGTTCATTCCGCAGTCGTGATGAGGCAGAAAATGTCGCCGCGCAGCTGCTTGGCTTTGCGGGGTGATGGACATGAAATATACCTGGTTCCACCACACCGATTGCAGCACCGAACAGGCCGACGAGCTGGTTAAGCGTTACAAAGCTCGCGGCGTCCGTGTTGAGCGTAGCCTTAACCCGGATTACGTTACATGGACTGTCAGTGCATTGCTTCCGACCTCAAATACACCAGCGCGCCCGGACAGCCGCTGGCGAAACCGGATTTGGGGGTGAGCGTGAAGACATATCAAATCACTTTGCCCTGGCCGCCGAGCAATAACCGGTATTACCGGCACAACCGCGGGCGCACGCACATTAGCGCTGATGGTGTCGCGTACCGCTATGCAGTCGCCAGCGTCATTCGAAGCGGCCGGCTTAATATCCGCACGGCCGCACCACTCAAAATCCGTATCGATTGTCACATGCCCGACCGCCGGCGCCGCGATCTGGATAACCTGCAGAAGGCTGCATTTGACGCTTTAACCAAGGCGGGATTCTGGCTGGATGACTGCCAGGTTGTCGATTATCGAGTTGTGAAAATGCCTGTCGTTAAGGGCGGGAAATTAGAACTCACCATCACCGAGCTGGAGACCGCATGAACCTTGAAAACACCCTCAAATATCACTTCGCCAAATCGACAATGATTAGCGATTCTCCGCGTGCAACGGCGTCTGACTCATTAACTGGAACAGATATCATGGCCGCTATGGGCATGACGCAGGAACGGGCAGCCTTGGGTTACAGCGCCTTTCTCGGGAAGATGGGGATCAGCAGTAACGATCGGGAGAGGGCGATCGAACTGCTGGCCCAGTACGCCCTGACTAAGTGCGATCGGGTTGCGGCATTACGGAAGCTTGATGCAGAGATTAAACCACTGGTGATGCATCAGTTGGCCACCTTCTCGTTCGAGGACTATTCCCGCAGCGCCGCCAGCGTGAAGCAGTGTGATGGGTGTAATGGGGAAGGGTTTATTGATACTGAGATTTTCAGCACGAAGGCTCACACTCCGACAAAAGAGAAGATGTTCGTGAAGATGTCTTTGAAAATGGGCGTCGAGCATATTCGTCCTTCTGAGTATGAGTTGCGCAGACAGGTCAGGGAGGTATCGCGCGTTCTATGCCCTCAGTGTAAGGGTAAGAAGGTTGTTAGTTGTGCCTGTAAAGACTGTCATGGACGCGGGAAAGCTGTTAATCAGGCTCTTACTGAACAGCAGGGTGTGCCAGTTCTGGCTGACTGTAAGCGCTGCAGCGGCCGGGGGTATGAACGAATTCCTTCCACTGAGGCTTACGCCGCGGTTTGCCAGATAACGGATGCAATCAGCCTCGATACCTGGAAGAAGTCTGTTAAGCCATTCTACGATCAGCTCATCACCAAGTTTGATATCGAAGAGGCCTGGGCGAATGCGCAGCTCAAGAAAATAACAAAATAGGACGTGAATTTATCGTGAGCTATTTACTTTTCCCTGAACTGTGGTAATTTTGCTCTAACGATGGGTTCTGTATGTCCAACGTTAAAACACTAAACCTCGCTACGGCGAGGTTTTTGCTATGATGCTTTGGTAATCAAGGAGGCTTCATGGCTTGGCAAGGCGTACCCTTCGTGTATGAAAAAACAACTGGCGTGATAACTTTGGCTCTAGAGAATCTCCCGCCAATTACAGTTAACTCGTCTTTTCCGGTTGAAACACTTATTACTGCAATCGCAGGCGTGGTAGCCGCTGCAATTACAGGCTGGGTGGCATTTAAGGCCATCAAGGAAAACTTCTCTCTGGCTAGGTATCAAACGCAGCTAAATACAAATAAAGAATTATCTCAGCAAATCAGGTCTGCAGGCGCAGAGCTTGTAACTGATGTGATCATGTTAGCTACTACTTTTGAACAATGGCATCTTGTTGGTAAAAAGGATGTCTCGTTATTATCACAAGGGGTTTTCCCAGTTGAGATTCAAGCTCCAATGAAAGCAGCTGAAATTAGTAAGAATAAATTTCTTCTTCTAATTCGGCCTGATGAGGAAGGTTGTAAACTCGTTGCGCTCACTGCTGAACTACAACAAGCTTTAAAAAAATGCTTAACAAAAGGCTATTTCACACCAGAAGAGAAAGAAATGTTCATTGATGCCCAAAATGCTTTTATCTTTGGATGTCATGAATATATAAATCAGAACCTATCTTAAAAATATTAGTTTTCCATAAAGGCTACCTATTGGTGGCCTTTTTAATTTCCTCCTCCCAACACCCGCACTAAGCGAGGTGAGAGCATGTATCGCATGGACAAATTAACCACCGGTGCTGCTTACGGCGTCTCAGCCGGTAGCATCCTAAACGGCATGCTGAATGCCTACAGTCCCGAGCAGTGGAACGCTATCGGCGTGCTGGTGGGCATCATCGTCGCCGTACTGACCTATCTGACGAATCTCTATTTCAAGATCCGTGAAGATAACCGCCGCAGTAGGAGCCGAGATGAACCCGACACTCAGAAATAAGCTGGTGGGCGCCATTGTTGGCGGATCAGGTGCAATCTCTATTGCTGCTGTCATGCTGGGCAATGCAGATGGTCTGGAAGGGCGACGATATTACGCTTATCAGGATGTGGTTGGCGTCTGGACTGTTTGCGATGGGCATACCGGTGACGACATTCGCCGCGGCCACCGCTACACCGACAAAGAGTGCGACAACCTGTTGAAGGCGGATCTGCTAAAGGTGGCAAACGCCATTGACCCGCTGATCAAGGTTCGCATCCCCGAGCCAACCCGCGCTGCTCTTTACTCCTTCACCTATAACGTTGGCTCTGGCGCTTTTGCCAGCTCAACGCTGCTGAAGAAGCTGAATGCCGATGATATACCGGGAGCCTGTAAAGAGTTGCAGCGCTGGACGTATGCCGGTGGCAAGCAGTGGAAGGGTTTGATAACCAGGCGCGAGATTGAGCGTGAAGTCTGCATGTGGGGCCAGAAATGAGCCGATTAACCGCAATCATCTGCGCTGTCGTTATCTGCCTGCTGGTTTCCATGGCCTGGGCGATTAACCATTACCGCGACAACGCCATCACCTACAAAGACCAGCGCGATAAAGCCACTGAGAAACTCAGCCTGGCGAACGCCACCATCAAAGATATGCAGACTCGGCAGCGAGATGTCTCTGCACTGGATGCTAAATACACGAAGGAGTTAGCCGATGCGAAATCTCAGCTTGAAGATCTTGAGCGTTGCGTTAGCACTGGTAAGTGTGGGCTGCACGTCAACGCCAAATGTCCCGCGAACGGAACGGCCAGCACCGGCGGCCTGGGCGATGCTTCCAGCCCCAGACTTACTGACGCCGCTGAACGGGATTATTTCACCCTTAGAGAGCGAGTCGTCACAGTGATGAAGCAAATTGGCTATTTGCAGGATTATATAAATAAGATGTGCAACTAGCAGAATGAGGCGGACGAATCCGTCCGCTATACTTTATTTGGACTCTGCACTAAGTGATTTCAAAGATTCATCATCTATTTGCTGGAGAATCTGGTCAATCTGTCCATTAAATCCTTTGAATTTGATGACTCTTTTTGTGATTTTCTTTCCCTCACCGTTTATGCCAAATGATACATTATCAGGGCTCGATTTTAAGCCAATACCTGCTGAACCTGAACCATCATAATATTCTTCGATTTCTACCTCGTCAGCCACAAGTATCCTGCGAGCTATGGACAGTTCTTGTTGTACTTTTGCTTGAGCTTGAAGAACGGTTGACTGCAGCTCAGCCTTAAGTGCTTCCTCATTTAACTGCTGAGGTGTCTGATCATCATCTATCGATTTTTTACTAAAAGCTTCAACAGCTTTTTTGATGGCGATCTCAATAACCATACCGGCTGGGCCAGCTGTGTACAGACCAATCATTTCGTCTTCCTTCTTAACATCTCATAAGCTGTATTGTCGAAAAATCTATGAGGATTATGAATAAATTTATGATGGCTGCAACCATCGTTACCTAAGCTATCACCGTTGGGATGGTAACCCTATAGGGCGGTTAAAAATTTCTGATTGTATGGCACATATCAAATCATGCTTACCTGCGGAATCTAGTTAACAAATTTAAGTACGTAATTAATTGTCTGCAGTAAGGTATGGGGAGGGATTTGTTGAGGATTGAAGATCCTCCGCTGATTTCGCTCAATAAACAAGTCATGGAATGATGATGCTTCAGTAACAATAATGGCTTCATTCTGAAAGCCTCTATCATTAAACTGGTCAGCAGTTATGTCTATTATCATTCCCTCGAACTCAAGCCAGGCATGACTCGCGCCATTTCCAATACTTGAGGTCCCTTCCTCTGAGTAGTGTGTGCCGCTTATGTAGTGTGTGGTTATTCCGAGTCGATTATATAAGACTACCTGCAAAACCTCAGATGTATCACCACAGCATCCGCATGGGAAATCGGCAATGCTAAAAGATGAGTAGGATTGGTGATCTGTTTTTTTACTACCCTCAAGGGCTTCTCTAACCTGCGTTGAAATGCTAATTATTTTATCTTTCATGGAAACCTCATTGTACACGTAAACTGGCGGGAATTGGTCACTCGCGAGAAACGTATCGATTTAAACTGTATAAACATATTGGATAAAGTCGGCTCATACAATTGAATTATGTTATTACATAAAAAACAATGCATTAAGGAGCTTTGACCCTGCAGCTAAGCATGTACACATGGTCAGGGCATTCTTTGTACGTTCTAGTTATTTGATAGAACTTCAACGTCTCACCTAAATAACGTTTATGTTTGTTAGAGTACCTTGCTGCACTGTTTCTTACCTGTTTGGACAAACTGGTTAATTTATCCTCGATAATGTAATTCACACAATGAGGGCACTCTATGTATGAGCTGGTAGCTGAAGGCTTAGAAATCAGATTGGCTGCACTTTCACATAGGTAGCAAATAAACATATGTATATCTCCTTTTCTTGAGTTATCGGCATATCGAATCCGGACTTTAATACTTGGATAATTTCTATGATCAAACCGGACTGGGGCGTGCTTCAGCAACGGTTCCTGTCCGACCATGCCGCTACCGGCATCTCCCCAAAAGAATGGTGTAAAGCTCAGGGACTGAATTACGCGACTGCACGTCGACACATTAAAAAACCTTCTGCGCAAACTGCGCAAAAATCTGCGCAGAAAAAAATGCGCACTGCGCAGAAAGATAAAAGCGCAAATGAACTTGTGGATGATGATGGACTTACTGCTCAGCAGCGCTTATTTGTCGCGGAGTACCTGAAGGACAACAACGCCGCTCGGGCTGCTAGCCGAGCTGGGTACAGTAAAAAATCAGCTGAACAAATCGGCTATCAACTCCTTCATAAAACTTCAGTTGCGCATGCAATTGCGCAGCAGCAAAAAGCCTCCATTGCGCGCACGCTTGGCAGTGCCGATGAAGTCCTGGCGCAGATGTGGCAGCTTGCCACCTTCGATGCAAACCAGCTTTCACAATATCGCCGCGGCGCGTGTCGTTACTGCTGGGGCTTCGGTCACCATTACCAGTGGCGCGATGCAGTTGAGTTTGATGAGGAAACGGCAAAAGTCGAGGGAAGGGAAGGTGCCAGGCTGCCGCAGGATACTGGCGGCTATGGTTACGACCACAACCGAGAACCAAACCCAGAATGCCCGCGCTGCAACGGCGATGGCATTGGCCAGCCTTACTTCGCTGATACCAGGAGACTTTCCCCTGATGCTGCGCTGGCTTACTCCGGCGTCAAGCTGGGGAAGAGTGGCGTGGAGATTACGGCCATCAGCCGCGAGCGCATGTACGAAGCGGTAATGAAGCGCCTCGGACTGGCCGATAGCGAGTTCGCGCAGCGCCTGCAGCAGATTGAAATCGAACGCCGGCAGCTGGAGGTCGAGAAACTCCATAAAGAGCTGGCCGGTGAGGGTGAGGACGATGAACCAACCCCAGTGCAGATCAATATCAACGTAGTGGATGCGAGGGCAGACGATGGGGATCAGCCCGACACTTAATTAAAACGCGCTCTGCAACCTTTGGAGACGGCTATGAGCAGATCGCCGGGGAAGGCATTAATCCTGAAAAGCAGTCTTGGCCTGTAACACTCACGGGGAAAAAAGCGGACATGCTTCAGGCCCTGAAGTTCTTTCGTTCTCACGTCACCAAATCATTCATCTGGACATCTCCAGTTGGCGAAACAGGGCTGTATCGTATCGAGGCCGAATCAATCAAGTCACAGCCCTTATCCAGCAAAGTCATAACCATTTCCGCAACATTCAAACAGGCGTACGCACCATGATCACAGCAGACTATCAAAGCCTTGAGCCCGGAAACAAAGTCCGGCTTATCGAAGTTGATGGCTCTACTTTCGGCGTGGATGATGTACTGCGATTTCACGCGTACAACCTCCCGCACACGGAAGAGGAAATCGCCGCCGCTGGTGGTGATGAATCAAAGCTGAAGGCGAAAAGCATCTGGTGGCAGGGGGAAGAATATGCCGCCTGGCCGTATCAAATTGAAGGGCTTGAAGCATCCACAGAAGGCAACAGCGCCCAGCCAACGCTGACGGTTGCAGATATCGAAAGCAAGATTACAGCGCTGTGCCTTGCCTATGACGATATGCTACAGGCGAAAGTCACTATCCATGACACCTATTCGCACTATCTCGATGCGAAAAACTTCCCTGCAGGTAACGCAACAGCTGATCCGCAACAGGTCAGAAAACGAGTTTTTTACATTGATAGCAAAAGCAGCGAAATTCCGGGCGAAAGTATCGAATTCGTACTCGATAGCCCGATGTCGTTACAGGGAAAGATGATCCCTACACGTCAACTTCATTCTCTGTGTACCTGGTGTATCCGGAATAAATATCGTACCGGCGACGGCTGCGACTATGCCGGAACCCGCTATTTCGATAAAAACAACAACCCGGTGAGTGACCCCTCTCTGGACGAATGCAACGGCACGCTCACGGCCTGTAAGCTCCGGCATGGAGACGGCAACGAACTGCCGTTCGGTGGGTTCCCGGGCACGTCTTTGATCAGGAGCTGATATGCGTCAGAAAACCATCGATGCGATTATGGCCCATGCTGCAGCTGAGTATCCTCGCGAGTGTTGCGGCGTGGTGGCGCAGAAAAGTCGAGTGGAACGCTATTTCCCATGCCGTAATCTGGCTGCCGAACCAACGGAACAGTTTCACCTTTCACCAGAAGATTACGCCGCTGCTGAAGACTGGGGGACGATAACGGGAATCGTACATAGTCACCCCGACGCGACGACACAGCCAAGCGAACTGGACAAGGCTCAATGCGATGCAACGTTGCTGCCCTGGCATATTGTCAGTTGGCCGGAAGGAGACTTTCGAACCATTACTCCTCGCGGTGAATTGCCGCTACTCGGGCGCCCGTTTGTGCTCGGACACTATGACTGTTGGGGCCTAGTGATGAGCTATTTCCGGCAGGGGCACGGGATCGAGCTTAAGGATTACCGTGTAGATTATCCCTGGTGGGAGAACGACTACCCGGACAACTTCTATCAGGATTGCTGGTACGAGTGTGGTTTCCGTGAATTCGACGGACCGCCGAAAACAGGCGATATGGTGATTATGCAGGTTCAGGCCGATAAGTGGAATCACGCCGGGATCCTTCTGGAGGGCAATATACTGCTGCACCACTTATATGGACACCTCAGCCAGCGAGTACCTTATGGAGGGTACTGGATGGAAAGAACTATGAAAATTGTTCGTCATAATACACTTTTTCATTGATAATGAATTTTCAATGTCAATACAGTGGGCTTCCTTGTGGGAAATAAATTTAAATATTGTCACAATCTCAAAAAAATAGCTGTTTTTCTACCTCTTACAATTGGTGGCTTCCTTTTTGTTAATAGCTTATTCAGTTGTTCTATGAATTTATGGGCCGGGAGTGGTTATCTATTTACAGGTCTCGGTCTGACCATTTTTTTTGTAAGATGGCTGTTATGGGGGGACTTGGATTTTACTTCTGGCGGAGTGATGTTAACAGTTGGGTTTGCTTTAGGGATAATAAGTGTGTTTACAGGTTCAAAAGCACTCGACCCGGCATACAACAAGCTGAGAGTAGACATATACAGCGTGTTTGTGGAAGCCTCGCTAACTTGTAAGGGGGGCAGCCAACCCTACATTAATGCCGCACGTTCTTGTGGTGTTGCCCCCATATTAGATATTATGGATTTGAATTACCAGCTAGCCAAAGCTCGTTATTTGAATCCCACAACTTCGATTGTTGATGGTGTTTACCATTCAACAGATGGTGTAAAGGTAGATCCTTGTTTAGTTAATTATTATAAATTATCTTCACAGTGTCCCGATGCATTTGTTCAATTGAAGATTGACCATCCCGAATTAACCTCACCTGAATACTTCAAACAGTGCTCATCTCTTTGGGGAATGATACGTGGTTGGATAGGAAGACTTTTTTAATTCTAAAATTAATACAAATGGAACATGTTCCGCAATGCATTCTCAGCCCACTATTATTGGTGGGCTTTTCATTGGAGTCCATTACTCATGAATGTTGTTTCTGAGGGCTTCAGAACTATTCGTCTTTATGGTGTTCTGGGAGCTACTTTTGGCAGGGAGTTCAAACTTTCCGTTTCTTCACCAAAAGAGGCCATCCGCGCATTGTGCGTTATCGTGCCAGGCTTTGAGCGTTTTTTGAATACCAGCAAGCAGCGCGGCCTAACCTACGCTGTTTTCAGCGGTAAGCGTAACCTCTTAAACGATGAGCTCAGTATGGACAGGAGCACAGAGGAAATCCGCATCGCGCCGGTGATCATCGGCAGTAAGCGAGCCGGGGTGTTTCAGACAATCCTCGGGGTTGCCCTTGTCGCTGTTGCTGCGTTCGTCACGGGAGGGGCCGCGATCGGGATTGGTGGTACCGCTTTCGCTGGTGGATGGGGCGCTATGGCGGGGATTGGGGCATCAATGGCGATCGGCGGCGTAGTCCAAATGCTTTCTCCACAGACAACCGGGCTCGCCAGTAAGCAATCTGCGGATAACCAAGCCAGCTACGCCTTTGGTGGAGTAACAAACACAACAGCCCAGGGGAATCCGGTACCACTTCTTTATGGCCGCCGGCGAATCGGCGGCGCGATTATTTCTGCCGGGATTTATGTCGAAGATCAGCAATAAATAAATACCTTCTTTCAGGCCACCTTCGGGTGGCTTTTTTTATGGGCGCAATATGGCAACTACAATCGCTATAAAAGGCAGCAAGGGCGGCAGCTCAAGTTCCCGCACCCCTACCGAACAGCCTGACGATCTGCAATCTGTAGCAAAGGCAAAAATCCTAGTTGCACTGGGAGAGGGGGAATTTGCAGGGCAGCTGACGGCGAAAGATATCTACCTGGACGGAACGGCTCTGGAGAATGCTGACGGCTCTCAAAACTTCAGCGGCGTTACGTGGGAATTTCGCGCGGGAACTCAGGCGCAAAAATATATTCAGGGCATACCCGGTACCGAAAACGAAATCAACGTGGGAACTGAGGTATCGAGCACTACAGCGTGGACGCGCACGTTTACCAATACGCAGCTTTCAGCTGTTCGCCTGCGCCTGAAATGGCCTTCGCTTTTCAAGCAGGAGAACGACGGTGATCTGGTCGGTTACTCGGTTAATTATGCGATTGACCTGCAGACGGACGGCGGCACATGGCAGACGGTACTCAATACTAGCGTGACCGGCAAAACGACGTCAGGTTACGAGCGCAGCCACCGTATTGATTTACCTCAGGCTGGCAGCACCTGGACAATCCGACTCCGTAAGATTACGTCTGATGCCAACAGCGCGAAGATCGGCGACACGATGATGCTGCAGAGCTTCACCGAGGTAATTGACGCCAAATTACGCTATCCAAACACAGCGCTGCTTTATATCGAATTCGATTCCAGCCAGTTTAACGGCTCTATCCCGCAGATCTCCTGCGAGCCCCGCGGCCGCGTTATCCGCGTACCGGATACTTACGACCCCGAAACCCGCACTTATAGCGGTACGTGGGCCGGGACATTTAAATGGGCTTGGACTGATAACCCTGCATGGATTTTCTACGACCTGGTGGTTAGCGACCGTTTCGGACTTGGGGATCGTCTTACAACGGCCAACATAGATAAATGGACGCTCTACCAGGTTGCGCAGTATTGCGATCAAATGGTACCGGATGGCAAAGGCGGAAGTGGTACCGAACCACGTTATACCTGCAACGTCTACATTCAGGAACGCAACGACGCTTATACGGTCCTGCGTGATTTTGCTGCCATCTTCCGTGGGATGACCTACTGGGGCGACGACCAGATTGTGGCGCTGGCGGACATGCCGAGAGATGTAGATTTTACATATACGCATGCGAACGTTATTGATGGGCGCTTTACCTATTCCAGCAGCACCACAAAGAACCGTTACACCAATGCGCTGGTGTCTTGGTCTGATCCTGATAACGCTTATTCTGATGCGATGGAGCCTGTTTTTGAGCAGGCGCTGGTTGCGCGTTATGGGTTTAATCAACTTGAGATAACTGCGATCGGTTGTACCCGTCAGTCGGAAGCGAATCGGAAAGGGCGATGGGGGATCCTCACCAACAACAAAGATCGCGTTGTTACTTTCAATGTAGGGGAAGATGGCAACATTCCACAGCCTGGCTATGTAATCGCTATAGCGGACCGAAATCTATCCGGGCGCGACTTGGGCGGCCGTATCTCTGCGGTGAATGGTCGCGTGCTGACGCTGGACAGGGCGCCGGATGCTTCGGCAGCCGACAGGATGATTGTCAATCTTCCATCGGGTGTTTCACAGTCACGCACTATTCAGTCGATAACGGGCAATAAAGTGACCGTTACGACCGCTTACAGCGAAACGCCTGTGGCTGAGGCCGTATGGGTCATTGAGTCTGATGAGCTCTACGCACAGCAGTATCGCGTTATTACGGTAACTGATAATAATGACGGCACGTTCACAATCGTCGGTGCAAATCACGATCCGGATAAATTCGATCGCATTGATACCGGAGCCATCATTGACCAGCGGCCGGTGAGCGTGATCCCGCCGGGCAACCAGTCGCCGCCTGCGAACATCGTGATCAGCTCGTTTTCTGTGGTGCAGCAAAATATCAGCGTCGAAACGATGCGCGTGAGCTGGGACCAGGCGCAGAACGCTATCGCCTATGAAGCGCAATGGCGCCGCAACGACGGGAACTGGGTTAACGTGCCGCGCAGCTCCACCACGTCATTCGACGTCCCCGGGATTTATGCCGGGCGCTACCTTGTGCGCGTGCGCGCAATCAATGCCGCAGAAATTTCATCCGGATGGGGCTATTCAGAAGAGAAAACGCTGACGGGTAAAGTGGGCAACCCACCGAAGCCGGTTGGCTTCATCGCTTCTGAAAACGTGGTATTCGGTATCGAGCTGAACTGGGGATTCCCCGCGAATACCGACGACACGCTGAAGACGGAAATTCAGTACAGCCTGACCGGTACCGAAGACGATGCGATGCTGCTGGCCGATGTGCCTTACCCGCAGCGCAAATATCAGCAGATGGGCCTTAAGGCTGGGCAGATTTTCTGGTACCGCGCGCAGCTGGTGGATCGCAGCGGCAACGAATCAGGGTACACAGAATGGGTGCGAGGACAGGCCAGCATCGATGTTTCCGACATCACCGATGTGATCCTGGAGGAAATTAAAGACTCCGATACGTTCAAAGACCTGATCGAGAACGCGGTGGACAGCAACGAAAAAATTGCTGGCATGGCTGACGAAATCAAAAACCATGCCGACGAACTCGAGCAGCAGGCGAAAGACATCCAGGAGAACGCTGACGGGCTGGCGCAGGCCGAAGTGAAGATCGACGAGCTTTCTGTGTCTATGGACGGCATGACGGGCGGGGTGAAGAACTCAGCCATTGCCATTATTCAGAACGGGCTGGCGCAGGTGGCCACACGCAAAAGGCTTTCCGCGACGGTCGCCGGTAACAGTGCGCAGCTGGATCGTATTGATGAGGTAATCGTTAACGAGAAGGAGGCAACGGCGCGCTCGCTGCTGAGCCTGCAGACGGACGTTAACGGCAACAAGGCATCCATCAACAGCCTGAACCAGACGTTCTCAGACTATCAGCAGGCTACGGCCACGCAGATAAACAGCATAACGGCGACCGTCAATGGCCACACTTCTGCGATCACCACCAACGCTCAGGCGATAGCGAACGTTAATGGCGACCTGAAAGCGATGTACAACATCAAGGTTGGTGTCTCCAGCAACGGGCAGTATTACGCCGCTGGGATGGGGATCGGCGTTGAGAATACGCCATCCGGCATGCAATCGCAGGTCATCTTCCTGGCTGATCGCTTCGCAGTCACCACGGCGGCCGGTAACAGCGTGGCCTTGCCGTTCGTGATCCAGAACGGGCAGACATTCATCCGGGCCAGCTTCATCCAGGACGGTACCATTGAGAACGCCAAAATCGGCAACTATATCCAGTCGAATAACTATGTGGCTGGCTCAGTCGGGTGGAGGCTGGATAAGGCCGGTACTTTTGAGAACTACGGTTCGACAGCTGGCGAGGGGGCCATGAAACAGACCAACCAGACAATCAGTGTACGGGACTCCAACAATGTGTTGAGGGTGCAGATCGGGAGAATCACTGGTACATGGTGACGGGAGGCCTCTTGTGGGGCCTCTTTTTTTTCAGGGGATACGATGGCGGACTTCGGTGTTCAAACATGGGACGCATCAGGCAAGGTTAACAACTATGGAATTAAGCCAGTCAGCGTTTGCGGCTATCTGCAACTGGCCGTTAACCAGAAAACAGGCTCTTATTCCGTTGCCCTTCCTCCGGGTTGCAAACTGACCTACTTTCAGGTCATGAACGATGATAAGTGGGGTACGGGAAGAAGGAAGATCACCATCTCAGGTGGCACTGCAACGGTTTCCTCAGTGGGGGATACCGACTACTCAGCAGGGACTGAACCCGCTGTTGCAGCTTTTCTCATTTTCCAGATCGAGAGGGCATAAATGGCGCAGTACGGCGGTTTACTGACGACGACGAGCGGTGAGGTGTGGGTTACCGCCAACAGCTCGCCAATCGCATTACAGGCGCGAAAGACAGCGGCACTGCAGGGAACATCGGGTTTCAATACCAAGGTGACGCACACCTTTCCCTCAGGTCAGCCCGTTGTGGCCTTCGTTCATTGCACGGTTGAGGTGGAAATCACTCAGACGGTAAGCGGAAACACCATCACGATTGATTTTCTCAGACCTAATGCAACCGGCACAGCGTACGTTTATTTTTTCACAATTTTCCCCCAGATAAAGCCAGATTATGGGATGGCCGTGTGGGATGCATCGGGGACCCTGATTTTAACCCACGAAACACGCACGCTGAGCGATGTGGTCACTATCGGCACTGCCGGGGTGGATGCCAGCTCAGGCTACAACATCAACACAACCCGGGCGGGGAAGTGGGCTTGCATGCCTGTTATGCTCGGTCTGATCACAGGGGTAGTTTCAGCGGGAGGGCAACCGCAGCCATATGTGGCAATTTACAAAAGCATGGCGAAACTTGAGGGAAGTAACACCCGAATTTACGCCAGACCGCAAACAACCCCCTCCGGAGGGCTGCAAAACGTCGCGTACTCAAACATGAGAAACGTCATCATGGCCATCAATTGCGCCAACTACGATTGATCGTTTTCAGCGATCAATTTCTAATAATTGATCTACCAAATCAATTATATCCCGTTGATTCATATTGTTATTGTGTAACCTTGTGAATGCCCTGGGATATAACCACTATGAAAAACATGATTCTTTGCCTGGCGGTGGCGGTTTTGCTCTCCGGTTGCGCTGGCGTAATTGAGAAACAGCAACCCGTGTGTTCCGGTACCGCCCTTATCGGCGGGCAGGAAAACAGCGTCCAGATTTACGGAGTGCGTAAACAAAACAATCAGACCCAGTACCGCGCCGGTTATCCCTTTAACTGGACCTGGGTTAGCGCCAACACGTTCACCAGCACCACCTGCCATTAACTCATTCTGTTTCAAAATAAACCTCGCTCCGGCGGGGTTTTTTATTGCCTGGAGAAAATATGCTTTATAACACTGGCACCATAGCCATTAACGGAAATACCGCAACCGGCACCGGAACTAACTGGACAGCACCCGCCAGCCAGGTCCGCGCTGGCCAGACGATTATTGTCATGTCTAACCCGGTCCAGATGTTCCAGATTTCATCCGTGAACAGCGCTACATCAATGACGGTAACGCCTGCTGCATCACCGGCGCTCAGCGGCCAGAAGTACGGCATTCTGGTATCAGACAATATCTCGATCGACGGCCTGGCCCAGGCTATGTCGCAGCTCATCAAAGAGTATGACGAGAATATTGGCGCATGGGAGACGTTCGCCACCACCTCCGCAAACCAGACTATCACCGTTACCATCAACGGGGCCTCCGTCAATATTCCTGGTATTGGCGCACTTGCCAGAAAGGGGGCAAACAGCGATATCACGGAGCTGAAAGGGCTCACTACTGCGCTTTCTATTGCACAGGGTGGCACCGGGGCAACAACGGCAGAAGGCAGTCGCACAAACCTCGGTTTGGGAAGTAGCGATAATGTTGCTTTCAGCAATTTGAGTCTGGAGCGCGGTAATGACTCTTCTGCATCAGGGATTTTAACAACGACATCGAGGGACGGCAGTGGCTCGGTGAAGAACTATGCTCGCCTCTACGCTGAACGTCGTTCTGACGGCATCGACTACCTGACGTTACACATCAACGGTGCCAATAACACCCTAAATCGCTATCTCTCTCTTCGTTCTACTGACGGGGCCATCATCGCCTCAAGTGCAGCGCTTGGGACTGGTTTTGATTCTCAGATCGGGAATGTAGCGCAATGCATGAATGAGAGAAAACAAAATGGCGGCACAGCAGCATTTCGCACTTTAAATTCAAGCCTTGTTATTGGTGGGCAGAGTTTTCAGTATGGTGCTTCGCTCTACTTCCGCGCGGGTGATACAGCTTCAACGTTGTGGGTAGATTACAGAACCGGTAATGCAATGATCTCCGCTGGTAATGACTCCAACATTTCTACAGGCACTGCGCAATACAACAATCTTTGGGGAACAAAAAACACGACAGTCGATGCCAGCGGCTTTATTAAGCGTTCATCCCCCATTGTGAAGGTCTTTTCGGATGGCGCATACCGGACGAACGACGAATCAGAGGGCTGCACTGTAACCCGTCTGTCCACAGGGCAATATCTGATTGAAGGATGTCAGGGAATGAACGCTGACGCGGCTTGGGGCGGTATCGATGGCGGTTTTGACATTCCAACCGACCGCAATAAGCAGCCGCTTATCTGGCTTGATTATGAAGTTAACGCCGATGGCTCTGTACTTGTGAAAACATATCACCGCACACACCCGGAAGCACCGGCGTTCGCAAGGAACGAGCTACAGGGTATCAATGATGGCGACCCGGTCGATATCCCCCGTGACCAGTTTGTGTCCGTGCGTGTCGAAATGCCTGCCGTTTCTTTGTACAACCAAAGAATGAGAGCTGCGGAGCTGGCCATGACTGTCGGTGATGGTGACTAAAGGTCCTTAAAAGTGAAGTGCTTGAATTCCATCTGGCAGATATTAAGCAGCGCCTCTTCCAGATCGAGGTCATCACCGATGTTTTTCATAGTTCTATCAGACACCGCTGAAGTCATGATCTCCTTCCATGGGCTCCAAGCACTGGTGTTGTCACCCCTGAAAAAAATCGTCCAGCATCAGTTTGGCTTGGATATGGCAAACAAAACTGCGTTAGCGCTACGTCGGCAATACGAACATAATTTTGAACATACCCATACCAACTTGAGATAGGTCCTGAGGTTGATTTCGACATATCCAAAAGTAAACGATAAGTTCCTGGCTCTGTTAGGCTGTTGAAGTTTGTCCCATCAGGAGCAACTGCCGAGTCTGTTTTAAATACCCTGGCATCGCCAGTAGGTAATCCAAATGCTCCCACTTGCATGACGTTCCCGGTTGTCGTTCCGACGTCCTTCGTAGCGCTGCTTCCCAAACCGATCTTATTTTGAATGCCCTTCACGCCTTAGAATGGCATCATTTCGCCTTTTTACAGGAATCAGAATGAAGATTCCTGGCTATATCCATGTGTAAAAAAATGACAAGAACACGGCGATGCAGCGTAATGCGCTGGAAAGTGCAGTATGTGAGCCGTAATGCAGATGCAGTGTTACGTGCGTCGTTTTTATTTGCGCAGTAGAAAATGGCATAAAGTTTTGTTAATTTTAGCATAAAATTAATCGCACCAAAGTGCGAAAAAAACACTGTATTACAATTAACTAAGGGCAAAGAGACGAATGGAAAACACTAATGAACCTAAGACATTGTTTGTTTCGCTCCGTGAACCTTTGTCAGGTGATTGGGATAAAGACAAACTTATTATCGCACGAGTTGCAGGTCAGGCTACGCCGGCAGATGAATACTACAATCATGCCGCCTCTATTCAGGCATTATTTGAGATGCTCACCTATGGCACGCGATCGCAACCAGAATACCCGCAGAGGATAGGGCTGCTGAGAGATGTCCATGATGAGCTTTATCCTATCGCTCATTTCGCGAAGCTTTACTTCAAATCCCCGAGCAATGTTGTCATCCAGTGGGTCGAAGGTAATCAGCACCACGATGCCATAGTTAAGTACATAGGCGATGGGTCAAATCAGTCGGATATACATTACCTCGAGGTTACTACCCTTCAGGGTAAAGAAGATGCTGACGAGCTAAGCGAACTGTCGAAATCCCCAAACGGCACTGTACAGTTCAGGGACTCGGACCAAGAAAAACATGATAGAAAGATTGAGCAACTGAGAGCAGTGCTTGAGAAAAAAAGGAAAATCCGGTACCCGGAAAAAACCGCTCTACTTGTTTACACGGACGAGATGAGATTTCGTGAGTTTTATTTTGGAGTTTCACCACTTCAGATCGATAGAAAAGCAGATTTCGAAGCGGTGCTTCGTGATTTTGCGCCATCGGTTACAAACTTTTCTCATATTTTCATTTTCAGCAAAAAAGAAATCTACTGCACATGGACTCCAGATTCGAAATTATATAATTGCTGAGACAACGTCGGACACGTATCTTCTTCTGCAGCAGCCGTGTGCACCGGTAAAAAAACTCATCATGGTTATCCTCAATGGACGTTTTATAGATTGCCTGGCGGTGGCCATGCCGATAACTTCACCTGATTTTTTGCAGAAATTATTGGGTGAAAAAGATTCAAATTGGCTACGTCAGGGTGTCAATAAATGACCAAAATACAGACCTTCAGCGGCAGGCGCTCAAACGCGCAGGATGTGAACAGATTTTCGAAGAAAAATGAGCGGAGCAGTGGCGAACCGGCCAGCGCTGAAAAAGTTTCTAAAGACGCTGAAAGAGGGAGATACGCTTGTTGTCTGGAAGCTGGATCGTCTCGGACGCAGCATGCGGAATCTCGTGCTGCTGGTGGACGAACTCCGGCAGCGCGGCAACCACTTTAAAAGCCTCACAGATAGCATCGATACATCCAGCCCAATGGGACGCTTTATTTTTCATATCATATGAACCCTTGCCGAAATGGAGAGAGAGCTGATCGTTGAGCGCACCCGGGCGGATTTGGCGGCTGCTCGTGAGAAAGGACGAATAGGTGGAAGGCCTCCGAAACTTACCGAGGAGCAATGGGCGCAGGCAGGCCGACTGATAGCGAACGGCGTAGACAGGAAGCAAGTAGCGATAATTTATGACGTGGCAGTATGTACACTTTATAAAAAATTTCCCGCTTCAAAGTCGGCTTAATTTTGCTCACATCGAATTGCGGCCATAAAATTTACAAAACTCATAATTCGAAGCGACGTAGAAACTTAGAAACGAAACGGCGAAGCTTTAATCAGCCATGGCAGACCCTGTGTCTTGCGTGCATACCCAAATGAAACTACTGTATATAAAAACAGTTTTTGAGGTGTGCATTATGGAGTTTATCAGGCCTGCAGAACTGCGAGAAATTATTCTTCTCCCGCTTTTCAGTGACTTAGTACAGTGTGGTTTCCCAAGCCCAGCGGCTGATTACGTTGAACAGCGTATCGATCTCAATGAGTTACTGGTTTCCCACCCAAGCTCGACATATTTCGTTAAGGCGGCCGGCGACTCTATGAACGAAGCCGGGATCAGTGACGGTGATCTGCTGGTGGTGGACAGTTCGCGCACTGCTGAGCACGGTGACATTGTCATCGCCGCGGTGGAAGGGGAGTTCACTGTTAAACGCCTGCAACTGCGCCCGACCGTACAACTCAATCCTATGAACAGCGCCTACAGTCCGATTGTTGTTGGCAGTGAAGACACACTGGACGTGTTTGGTGTTGTTACTTTCATCGTTAAATCTGCGAGCTGAATATGTTTGCTCTCTGTGATGTGAATTCGTTCTACGCATCATGCGAGACTGTATTCAGGCCGGACCTGAAAGGGCGGCCAGTGGTTGTTCTGTCGAACAATGACGGCTGTGTAATCGCGCGCAGCGCCGAGGCCAAGGCCGCTGGAATTACCATGGGAGAACCATTCTTCAAGCAAAAGGAGCTTTTCCGGCGGGCTGGTGTTGTTTGCTTCAGCAGCAACTATGAGCTGTATGCTGATATGTCGAACCGGGTAATGACGACGCTTGAGGAAATGAGCCCCCGCGTCGAAATTTACAGCATCGACGAAGCTTTTTGCGACCTGACAGGTGTTCGCAACTGCCGGGACCTGACGGAGTTCGGCAAAGAAATCCGCGCTACGGTTCTGAAGCGTACGCACCTGACTGTCGGGGTTGGCATTGCGCAAACAAAAACACTCGCTAAGCTGGCAAATCACGCCGCCAAGAAATGGCAGCGTCAGACCGGCGGGGTGGTCGATTTGTCCAATATCGATCGGCAACGTCGGTTGTTGGCTATCGTGCCTGTAGAAGATGTCTGGGGCGTCGGCAGGCGCATCAGCAAAAAGCTCAACGCAATGGGCATCAAAACGGCTCTGGACCTTTCTGAACAAAGTACGTGGATTATCCGTAAGCACTTTAACGTGGTACTCGAAAGAACGGTCCGGGAGTTGCGCGGCGAGCCTTGTCTTGATCTTGAGGAGTTTGCGCCGGCAAAGCAGCAAATCGTCTGTAGCCGGTCTTTTGGTGAACGTGTTATAGAATATGAGCATATGCGCCAGGCTATCTGCAGTTATGCAGCCCGCGGTGCCGAAAAGCTTCGTGGTGAGCATCAATACTGCCGCTTTATCTCTGCGTTCGTGAAAACCTCTCCCTTTGCGCTTAACGAGCCGTATTATGGTAATAGCGCGTCAATGAAGCTTCTTACCCCTACACAGGATTCCCGAGACATCATCAACGCCGCGATAAAGTGCCTGGACAAAATCTGGAAGGATGGTCACCGGTACCAGAAGGCAGGAATTATGCTGGGTGACTTTTTCAGCCAGGGTGTGGCCCAGCTTAATCTATTTGATGAAAACGCGCCGAGGGCCGGTAGCGAAAGGTTGATGGAAGTGCTCGATCACCTGAACGCGAAAGACGGAATAGGAACGCTCTACTTTGCTGGGCAGGGCATTTAGCAACAGTGGCAGATGAAGCGCGGAATGTTGTCGCCACGGTATACAACAAGATTTTCAGACCTGCTTAGAATCAAATAAGTATTTCTGATGTCTTGGTCCGCTTTGTGTAAAAAGCGGACATTCTCATCACTATGTTAAGCTAAATATTTAATAAAACTCTAGCTTAAATTGGTATTTATCCTCCATGGAATGGATGAATTCAAGTATGCTTTTTTCAATGGCTTCCAATATATGAATATATCCATCCCGGCTCAAGGATCTATCTAATGCAAAGTGATGAACTATCCCATGCCTGTACTGGATTATTTCTGAAATGCGGTTCTCAAGAAAACTAACTGTCTTACCAATTCGTTTTTTCTTGAAAAGAATTGCTCTTACATCTATATCCAGCCATTCTTTATAAGCTTTGTTAAGTTGGTCTAAATTTTGGAAGGTGAAGTTCCTCGCAATGACATTTTCTATTGACATATTTCCTTTTTCTATTTCAAGTAAAACGTCAAAATCAATTTTTTGCTTATGCAATGCTCTCTTTTTTATAGCAAAAGGGTCGTATTTTATAAGTACCTGAAAAGCTTGTGAAAAAAAATATTCAAACATTGCAACTGCAAAAGGGACTAACCCATTATATAAAACTCTACTCGGATCCATGCGTTGCATTAGAGCAAAGAACTCTGATGATTCACCATTATCCGGTGGGTTTAATTTGATTGAAGACTCTGGTAAAGCATGTTTAACGCAGGAGATCTCTTGCTGAACATGATTATATATTGAAGAAATCCCTCTGCTGATGGGCGTGCTTGAATCCTCCCATAAAGTGGCATATCGATTCTTCCCATAATCACCAATAATAGTTCCGCCAAAAAGACTTCTTGCGCCTTTTAGAACATCGTTGAGCATTTTTACATCATACCAGCTGGCGCTATATAAATTACGCACATGCAATGCCCATTTATTACCAGATATGTGTAAGTCGTCATCTGAAACAGGAAATATATCAGCTGAAACCCCATCAATAGATTTGAAATCTGTATTATCAAACCATGAGTAATTCAAAGTGCCTTTTGGCCATTCCCAAAGGTGTTTACATTTTTTGAATCCCAAACTTTCAAGATAATTTTTTAGCTCATCTCTAGTTGCTTTCTTTGGATATAAAGTTATATCTCTTCCCAT